CTGCACTCTCGCTGCGCCGTGGTGGACTTCACCCTCAAAGCGACGGAAAAGCAGAAGATGGCGTTTGATTTCTTTTCCAGAGTCCAGATGATCCTGGCAGCGGAATCTATTGAGTATGATAAAAAAGTATTGGTGGAGTTTATCAAGAAGTTCTTCCCCGACTTCAGACGCATTCTCAACGAACTGCAACGATACTCAAGTTTTGGCAAGATTGATGTGGGGTTGCTGAGTCAACTAGGCGACATTGAACTGTCCCAGGTGGTGCAACTCCTAAAAGAGAAAGACTTCGGGGCTTTGAGGAAATGGGTGGGGTCGCATGATGTGGAACCCACTACCCTCTACCGCAAACTCTACGACAACATGTATACGACTTGCAAGCCTGAATCCATTCCCCAACTGGTCCTCTTACTCGCTGATTATCAATACAAGGGTGCGTTTGTGGCGGATCAAGAGATCAACGTCATGGCGTGCCTCGTTGAGATCATGATGGGTGTGGAATTCCTGTAATGGAAGAACAAAAACCATATATTATTTATCATATTGAGCATAAATCAACAGGTGATTTTTATATCGGTTCGACTTTTTCTGCATTAGAGGAGCGTTGGAAAGACCACATAAAATCATCGAAGGATAGAGTTCCACGGGCCCACTTCCATAAAGTAATAAAGGTATATGGTCCAGATGCCTTTATCCTCAAAAAAATTGACTGTGGAATTGGAACAAGGAGTGAGAAAGTCAAGCATGAATTTGCTTTGATAGGGAAATTCCAACCCACTCTTAATCAAAATGGTTATTATTGCTCGGCCATTCAAGAACAATATAGAAAAGTCATCATTCTAAAGGTTGAACGGTTGGCAGCAAAAGAGGGAAGATACGCTGCCCTTAAAATTACAGATGAGGAGAGGGAATGGCAGCGGGTCCTTGCAAAACATCGAAAATCGTCAGAATTTGAGCAACGCGAGAGAGAACGGCGTGAGTTGGAATTGCACCAAATTGCAGAACTACGATGGGCAAACCGGCACATTGCCCAGGATGTTGGGACCAACAAAATTCAAGAGATAACCGGGTTATCAAAGACACAAATTAACAAAAAGATTCTAAGGGACAAAAAAGAGCAGGCGGCGCATGACTTAAACGAACTCATACTTCGACAAGAAAGTAAGACTCGATGTAGTGAGATAGCAAAAGCCCTAGAAGTGTCCAGACAAAAAATTAGTAAGATATTTCAGGAGGGCGAACCTTTCAAGAAATCGTATAAGTTGGGTGAAATATATGAGTCCCTTTGATTTCGTCAAGGAAATCCAACATGGCAAACGCGACTTGTTTGCATTGGACCCTGAGAATGAGAAGTCTTACGTCCCGTTCTTGACCAACAAAGCCTTGTCCTATGACCAAGATACCATCTTGTTTGCCAACGAGATGAATCAACGGCATCACCTGGACAAGCGCATGCAGCATGCCTATTTGCTGCGCATTGTCCGAGCCAGAAGGCGCGGATTTCACAAGTGGCAAAAAACAGTCAAGAGCGATGCCCTGGAAGCAGTCAAGACATATTTTGAGTGTTCCACCAACAAGGCTATGGAAGCCCTCAAAATCCTCAGCGCAGCACAGATTGAGAATGTCATTCGCCTTACCGACAAGGGTGGCAGGGTCGGAAAAGCCAAATAAGCAAAAACATAAATAACCTCACTAACTTGCGAGGTTTATTATGCTTGATCTTGAATCGTGTGTTGAAATCCTCCTCAAAACTCCCGATGACTTCCTCAAGTGCCGTGAAACCCTCTCCCGCATAGGCGTAGCCTCCCGCAACGACAAAATTCTCTACCAATCGTGTCATATCCTGCACAAAAGAGGCCGCTACTACATTCTCCATTTCAAACAGTTATTTGCCCTGGATGGTAAAGACACCGACATTTCAGACAACGATATAGCCCGAACCAATGCCATTGCACGCCTACTAGCCGAATGGGGACTCTGCACTCTCGTAAAGCCTGAAGCAATCGGAACCTCTGCACCCTTGCATGAAATCAAAATCATTACCCACAAAGAGAAACCAGACTGGGTGCTCGTCACCAAATACACGATAGGAAAAAAGAGAGTTGATCCTGGCTCACTATGAAAAAATCAAGCGCACAAAAACGAACACATTATAATTCTCTAATGTTGACGATTTTTACCAGTATACCGGCGGAAAAGGGCTATACCGGCATATCCCAGAAAAAAGGTTGTATATATATCCTATAGGGTTTTAAGAATTCTTTCTTAACGAATCCTAAAGTTCCTAAATCCTTTCCTCTATATTCCTATATCCCGAAGGGATAGTGGAAGTGAGAGTAAAACCTTACCCCGTAATGACGTGGAATGTGTATTTCAAATGAGGGATTAAGGCATTGCCAAAGCACCATATAATTCCAAAATATGAATGGTTTGAACGATTTGGAAATATGAAAGGGGTGAATGCACAAGATAATACTTGTAACCTCACTCTATCACAGCATGCAGAAGCCCACATGCTCCTCTATGAACTCAATCATAATGATCGGGACCTTGAAGCCCACCAAGCCTGCGTCGGCACCATCCTCAAGCGTATGAAACTCAAAGAAAAAGCGCACCTACATACTACTAGGAAGAAACGAAAGAAGTTTCACCGTTCCCATAGAAAGTGGCATATATGATGAATTCCAACTATCTCCAAACCGTCTGCGGTGCATGCAAGGCTCCTATCTCTCTGCAACAAGACTGGCAGATCAATGGACTCGCAGCCTGTGGGTTGTGCATGTATGATTATGCACTCACGAAAACCACTCTCCCTTGCCCATATAAAATTCCACGACCACGGAAACTCATTGGGCGTGTCAAGAAGATCGTAAAAGACAGCATCTTCACGCAAACATCCACTCATGGCGCACAAGCGACGTGCGGATACATGTCAACAGAACAGATTGCACGATTCCTACAAGACCCTATGGGTGGATTATGAAATCCTTCACGGATATCTTAGCCTTCATCCACAACTATTGGATTTGTCCGTCGAATCGTATCACCATTCATCATGCTGACTGCCCTAGGGGTCACTATCATGATGCGGATTATGTCATGATGTACGCACTGTTTCAGATGGTCGTGGACTACGTTGAAATTGAACTCTCAGGCAATCTTGGTGATGGATTTGAAACCCGCTGGCAGAAATTCGTGCGTGATTGTGGGAGCCTCCCGTTTATCCATTGGTTTGTCAAAGCCCCCCGCAATGCTAGCCGAGGACTGTATCACCTTCGTTGGGGCATGCGATTAACGGATCATCCTTCCCAAGCGGAGTTTTGTAAAGATATGTTTGCCCTCTATAAGTTCTGGAAGCATACGCGACCCCGCAGAGAAGAGGCGCATTTCTATTGGCACTTGATGCGCGAAGGGAAGAGTTGGCGAGCACCCCATACACCAGAGGAGGATAGGCTCTTTGCTGTCGGTGAAGAATTGCAGGCTAAGTATGATACGGAAGATCAGGACATGTTACTCAGTATCATCAGAATTCGTCGCAGTATGTGGACCTAACAAGGAGATTAGTATGAGCCAATTATCCCCACACTTCAGTCTCAAAGAGATGACCCGCTCCGATACCGCGTTGCGTTTGGGAATCAATAACGATCCCCCGCAGAAATATCTTGACAATCTCATATTAGTATGCGATAATATCCTTGAACCTGTGCGGAAAGTGTGGGGTCCGGTGCGTGTCAATTCAGGCTACCGAAGTCTGAGTTTGAACATGTCCGTGAACCCTATGACCTCCACCATTGACAAACTCTCCAAGCATTGCACAGGAGAAGCGGTTGACTTTGAAGTAGAAGGAGTCTCCAACGTCGATCTCGCGCTCTGGTGCGTAGCGAACTTGCCAGTCTGGGACAAGATCATCCTTGAATTCTACACCCCTGGTCAGCCAAATTCAGGATGGGTGCATGCCCAGTATGTGATCGGCAAGCAGAGGAAAGAATCATATACCGCAGTGCGTGAAGGTGGAACGACTCTTTACAAAGTGGGAATTCTCGCATGAAGAAGATATTAGTCTGTGGGTTGTTTGCCTTGTTGGTCGCGTGTGCGGATGACTCTTCATCCCCCCCACCACCGACCCCGACTCCTATCCCAATGGTCTGTTGCAGTGGGACGCTGACCTGGGAGAATAACAAAGAGAGTGATTTGGCTGGATATCGTGTCTATCGTTCTGTGACCGCAGTGATTCCCAATGATGAAACACGGAAGGTGTTTTTCCTGGCTTCAGTGACTCAACCCTCCTTCCACGACACGACAGGAATTGAGATGACTACATACTACTATATTGTCACCGCATATGACACGGCTGACAACGAGAGTCAGAATTCCAACGAAGTGAATATAACATACTAAGGAGATTGATTATGGATGATGCCGCAGAGGACGTGAGAGAGTTTCAAGAGCGAGTGGGGCATGTGGATGGAGCAGGGGTGGAGTTGACTACTCCCGAAATTCAAGCCCTGTATCATACGTTCGTGGAAGAAGAGTATAAGGAATTTATGGAAGCCACAGATGCCGCACATAAGTTGCAGGAAGCGATGGACTTGATTTGGGTGACATTAGGATATTGTAACTCTCGCGGGTGGGATGTCACTGGGGCATGGGACGAATTGTTCCGTTCCAATATGTCCAAACTCCAGGTTGACGGAGTGACGGGGAAACTCAAACGCCGGGATGATGGAAAGATTCTCAAACCCGAAAATTGGCAGAAGCCAAATTTCACGCCCTTTGTGAACGGCGGTCAATAGTTCATTTTATCAAGGAGGTTTTATTATGGCAGTCAAGATTTTGATGTTCAATAATGGGTTGCAGGTTATCGGTGACGTGGTGAACAAGGATACCACTGGTAATGTGGTGATCGTGACGAAACCGGTGCAATTGGTGTTTTCCGCAAGTGAGGACCCATCCAAGAAGGGACAAGCGAGCTTGGGATTTGCGCCATTCTTGCAATATGCTGAGGAATGGAAAACCGGTGTATCATTCATGGTCTCTGATATCCTGACTGTCGTGACGCCGGCGGTTGAACTGGTGAACGGCTACAATCAAACATTCGGCTCTGGTTTAGTGCTTCCCGGCGGAATTAGCCCCCTCTCAGTTTAACTTGACATTCCCCTGTGGATATGCTATAATGTTCCTGTTCTGAGGAGTCTGATATTCTTCAGGACAGGAAATTATTTCACGCCACAGAGGGGTAAGATTTAATGAAGTTCTACACTAACGTATCCTGTCAAGGCAATACAATCTACTACCGTGGTATAGAGAATGGTCGGAGGGT